AAGAAGAAGCACAAAGAACTTCTGATGTTGAAGCTGCTGCTGTTTTTAAACAAGCGCAAGCAGATGCTAAAGCACAAAAAGCTACAGACAAAGCTAGTGCTAAAGCAAAGTTAATTGCAGGAGAAGCATTAACTGAAGCTGAAGCTGATACAATCGTTTTATAATAGATAACAACTAAGAAGGAGCAACAAAACAAGTGAAAGACATTAATGAACTTAATATAGAAGTTGAAAGACTTAGAGGCGATATAAAACTCGTTAAACAATCTATTGAAGTTATAGAAACAAATCACTTGGTTCACTTAGATAGAAAAGTTAATAAAATTAATAATATTTTATGGACTGTTGGTCTAATGATTTTTGCTCAATTAATTATAACTGTTAAAACTTTACTGGTATAAAAATATGATGTTACCTTATAAATTATTATTCAATATTGGTTCAAAAGCCGTAGGTGGCTTTATGCAACGAAGACGGGATATAAGTGACCAAAAGCATAAAATAGCTTTAGAAGAATGTAGAACAGGTAATGAAAGAGCTAAAAGAAATGGCTCTTTATTTCTTGATTTACTTCTTGGTTCTTTTATTTTAGCACCTTTAGGTATTTTAGCATATGGAACATTTTGGGGAGACCCTGCGATGTTAGCCAAAACTAAAGATTATTTTGAATTACTAAAGCAGATACCTGAAGTATATTTATATTTAATCTTTATAGTAGTTGGGGGAAATTATGGAATATCTGTCACGAATCTATTGTCGGGTAAAAAGTTTAAGTAAAGTTTTCAATTTTTGGAACGTATACTTAGGTAGCACTATAGCAATCATTCTTATGGTTGCTTTTGTACTTTTAGCGGGTTGTGAAAATATGAAACAAACTATAGGTATATCTACAAATCCTTTTAGTAATAAGTTTGAAGAAAAAACAAAATTAAATTATAAAATAACATTTGGTAAAATAAGACCGAAGGAAGACGATGATGATTAAAAAATTAAAAATGGCAATATTTTTATGGATTCAAGGTTGGACAGGACAACTTAATAGTTGGGCTTGGACAAAATGGGATATACTTCATAGAGAAGATTGGGTGAAAGGTTATAACCAATGGAAAAATACTAATGAAAATATCAGATAAAACTGCTATTTCAATGCCTATGAGAAATCTTATAGGAATTGTAACAGCCGTTTCTGTAGGCGTGTGGGCGTTTTTTGGGATTCAAGAAACTCTTAATAAGCATAGCACGACTTTAGAGTTAATGGAAAAAGACCTACACCAAAATACAGAATTTAGAATAAAATATCCTCGTGGAGAATTAGGACAATCTAGTGGGGAAGCAGAACTATTTATGCTCGTGGAACATATGAGCACACTCGTAGAAGATTTGAATGGTGAAATTAAGGGTATGAGAAATAATAAAGTGAATATAGATTTTTTAAAAGAACGAGTTAAAAAATTGAGTGATGATGTTGAAAAATTAATTAGAAATGGAAATGGAATAAAATAATGATGGATAAAATTATCACAATTCTTATCGGAGTTATGTTAGCTGTTTCAGGTTGGGTATTAACTCAAACATTTTCTTTATCTACTAATCAAGCAGTTCAAGTTGATAAAGTAAGTAAATTAGAAAGACACGTTGAAAAGTTACAAGATAAAATAGAATTAATGACAAATAAAGATGAAGAGATTATGGAACAACACAAAAAATTATTTGAAGTTTTAGATAAGGTAGATACTCCAACGGGGTATTCATATAACTAATGATTGAAATAGTTTTTGGATTAATGTTATATCTAAATGGAAATTTAATAGAACATACTTATAAAGACACGTTAAGTTCCTGCCTTAAATCAAAACGTATCGCTATGAAAGAAATTAATCCTGATAGCGTGGTTTTTAAATGTGAAAAAGTAAAAGCTAAAACTGAAATATATATGGGCGGAAAAAAGATACTTAAAATAATAAAGGAATAATAATGGATTTAAAAGATAAAATTGTAGGACTAGCTTTAGTAGCTTTAATTACTTTGGTTGGCTGGAATTTAAAAGAAACTTGGACTATGAAAGAACAAGTATTTAAACTTCAACAAGGACAAATATTTTTATCTAAACAGATTAAAAAGAACTCTAATCTTATTAAAAGAAATATTAAAAAACCAAATAAGAAAAAAAAGAATAAGAAAAAGAAACAACAAGACGAATAATGAAAATACTATTGGTGATTACTATTTGTTCAACACTTGGTTGCTTACCACCAATGACACATAATGATTGGACTTATAAAACTGAAGACCAATGTATGATGAATGGTTATTACCGAATTGCTGAAGTTGCTGAAACTTATATGAAGAATATAGGCGTTCAACAATTTAAGGATATGAGAGTTAGAATGATGTATAGTTGTCTAACTGAAGATGCTTGGAACAAATCAACTGAACCGAAAGGAGAAGAGTCCACGTTTAAACTACCCGTTTAATCTATGCCAAAATTAAAACCTTTAATTTACGCATTTTTCTTCTTTTATTTTATTACTTATTGTAACATAATGAAACTTACAAAAAAGGAGTCTTCTTATGATATTTCGCATAGTGAGATTTATACACCGAATTACAACACGAATAAATATGTGGGCTTTCAAAAAAGAAACATATTTAAAATATTATAAAAATAGAAATAAAAAAGATGAGTAACGTACCTAAGTATGGAACAATAGTAAACTATAATAAAACATTTAAAGGTACATCAATAGGACGTAGACCGATTACTTCCACAATGAACAAAGATAAAAGGAGACAAGGTGGAGCAAAAAAATACAGAGGTCAAGGACGTTAGAATAGAAAAGATTATAAAAGAATTACCCGAATTATTAGTTAAACACGCATACCAAAAACTAAAATCAGGAGAAGAGCTAACTGCTTCAGAAATGAAAGTATGTTTAGAGGTCTGTAAGACATACAGTTCCGAAAAATTAGGTGCAAAGCCTGATAATATTCTTGAGAAAGTACCTTTTGACACAGATGGATAAACGATTAGAAAATTTTAAGAATTTTTTGTATTTATGTTGGAAGTTTCTAAACTTACCTGAACCAACTCCCATACAATATGATATAGCAGACTATCTACAATCAAATGAACGTAGATTAGTTATTGAAGCCTTTAGAGGTGTAGGTAAATCTTGGATTACTTCAGCATTTGTTTGTCATCAACTTTTATTAAATCCTCAAAGAAATATACTGGTTGTCTCAGCTTCTAAAAATAGAGCTGATGACTTTAGTACATTTACTCAAAGACTAATAAATGAAATGCCAATATTACAGCATTTAATACCTAGAGACACTCAAAGACATTCTAAAATTAGTTTTGATGTAGCTCCCGCTTTAGCTTCTCACGCACCTAGTGTGAAATCTATGGGAATTACAGGACAGCTTACAGGTTCTCGTGCCGATTTAATTATCGCCGATGACGTAGAGTCAGCTAATAACTCACAGACTCAGTTAATGAGAGATAGATTAAGTGAAACTGTGAAAGAATTTGATGCCATCATTAAACCCGATGTTGGTCGTATCATATTCTTAGGAACACCTCAAACTGAAATGAGTTTATATAACACATTAGAAGAAAGAGGTTTCAAGACAAAAATATGGACAGCTTTATATCCAACTAAAGAACAAACGATTGGTTATGGTAGTAAACTGTCTAAAATTATTTCTAATATTACAGATAAAGAAGGTAAACCTACTGACCCTCAAAGATTTGATGATGTAGATTTATTAGAGCGTTTGTCTTCATATGGACGTTCAGGTTTTAACTTACAATTTATGTTGGACACTACAATGTCTGACTCCAATAGATACCCTTTAAAGCTCAATGATTTAATTGTAGCTTCAGGTTGTACGACTTGGGATAAAGCTCCTGCTCAAATTCAGTGGGCTTCAGGTACACAACAATTAAAAGGTGTAGACCCTGAAATACCAAATGTAGGTTTAAAGGGAGACTACTATGTCGCTCCTTTACACTTGTCTGATGAATACGCTCCCTTTGAAGGGGTCGCTATGTCCATTGACCCTGCGGGTCGGGGAGAGGACAAAACAGCGTATGCGGTGCTTAAAATGCTTCACGGAGTGCTTTATTTGACTGATATTGGTGCTTTAGATGGTGGGTACTCAGATTCCACCTTAGAAGAGCTTTCTAGTATTGCCAAAAGAAACAAAGTAAATAACGTAGTTATAGAGTCTAACTTTGGAGATGGTATGGCTACAGCATTATTAAAACCTGTTATGGCTAAGATACACCCTTGTCAAATAGAAGAGGTAAGACACAACATACAAAAAGAGAAAAGAATTATAGATACCCTAGAACCGATTATGAATGGTCATAGGCTAGTGGTAGATGAACAGATTATTAAAGATGATTTCAAGCTAGAACCTAATCATCAGTTGTTCCGACAAATGACTCGGATAACTAAAGATAAGGGAGCGTTAAGACATGATGACCAAATTGACGCATTAGCGATTATAGCTAATTACTGGGTTGAGAGAATGGATAGAGACCAAACTTTGTCTTATAAACAACATCAAGATGAGCTTATAAACAAAGATTTAGAAAAATTTATGCAACACACTATTGGAAGACAACCTAAACGTGATAATTTCCTCTAGTGGCATTAAAGTACCCGTATTAGGGACATTAGGGTTCAAGCTATATACTATAGCTATTAACTCACTAACTTATTATTAATGGATATATTATGGCAAAATGTGAAAGATGCAACAAAGAGTGTCACTGTAGTAAAGACGCTAAAGACGCTGGTTGCGTTAATTGTAATTGTCCTAATAACAGGAGCGTATGGTATGTCCAAAGCTCTTCAAACGAACAAGATAGAACTTACGAAAACGAGGTTAATAAATCAAATGGCTAATATATTTAATAATGCAGGGAACATAGAAAGAACCGAAGGATTTGCAGGTCAGGCTACAGATAAAGGATATGAAGATGGGAAAGTTTCTAAAGATGGGAGATTTGCTATTTTTGATAGTTCTGTAATGGGA